ATAAATAAAACATAGGTATAGGATTTTTATCTCATGGATGAATTAATGAACTTGATGATTGCGGATGAATCTCCATCTGAAATTAGTGATTCAATAAAAGCTCAATTGATGCAAAAGGCTGGTGCAAGAGTAGATGCACTCAAGCCTGCGGTTGCAAATGCAATGATGGGTTATGAACTTGAATCTGAAGAAGATGAAGAAACAGAAACAGAAACAGTTGGTGAACTTGATAATGAAGAAGAAACCGAAGAGGAAGATTAATGGCACATCAACCTGTTGGCACTGGATTTAGTTTTGCTACGAGTCAAAGCAGTGCAGGCCAAGCATTTTCAGTTCAATCAGACACTATTCGAGTAGTTGCAAAAGGTGCTGGGCATCATGTTGCAATCGGCACAACTGGGCCTGCAACAACATCTGACTACTATGTTCCATCTGGAGGATCTGCAACTTTATCATTGGGAAGAGTGAGTTCAATACCAGCTGTGGGAATTGCAACTGGTCAAAACTCAGTAGTCACACTTCTAGAAGGAATGGGTAATCCATTTAAAGTTAATGATGTAGTGATTGTAAGTGGTGTAACTGGTGCGACTGGATTTAATACAACTGCAAGAGTTGTTTCAATTCAAGAGGCCAGAAGCGTTGGTTTTGCACAGTTTGGGGCAAAACTTACAATCGGTCATGATAGTAGAGGTCTTTTCGCTGGTGATGCTGATTTTACTAATACACAATTAAGAAGAGAACTTACAGTCTCAGCGGTAACTGATCATACAGCAACTGGTCAATTATTCGCACAACAAGTTCAAATATCAGGAGTCCAATAATGAAACTCATTACAGAAGAAATTGAACAGGTTGAAGTTATTGTTGAGAATCGCAACGGTAAGAAGAATCTGTTTATTGAAGGAGTATTCCTTCAAGGTGAAATTAAAAATCGTAATGGTAGAATGTATCCAATGGAGACTCTTTCTCGTGAGGTTGGAAGATATAACGAAAACTTTGTTGAGAAAGGTAGAGCTCTTGGAGAATTAGGTCATCCAGATGGCCCGACTGTCAATCTTGACAGAGTATCACATAAAATTGTATCACTTAAAGAGAGTGGAAATAATTTTATAGGAAAAGCAAAGATTCTTAGCACTCCAATGGGAAAGATCGCATCTAATTTATTAGGTGAGGGTGTGAAACTTGGTGTTTCATCAAGAGGTGTAGGATCTTTAAACAAAACTAACGAAGGATACAGTGTGGTAGGAGAAGATTTTACTCTTGCGACTGCTGCTGATATCGTTGCAGATCCCTCTGCTCCAGATGCTTTTGTAGACGGCATCATGGAAGGAAAGGATTGGGTATGGGATGGTGGCATACTTCGTGAGAGGATTGCAACTAAAACATACAAACAGATTAACACTTTAGTTGATCAAAGAAAATTAGACGAAAAAAAATTAAGCGTCTTTGAAGATTTCTTAGCAAATCTTTAAATATATAAATAAAAACAGATTATACAAAGGTAATTCGGAGAGTTCAAATGTCCCGTGGGAAAAATTTACAAGAAATGGAGAACGCCGTAACCAAGGGTGCAAAACCAGCTGAGCCCATGCAAACCATGGCAGGCGTGAGTTATGAAGACCTCGGTGGCCCAACTCCAGAAAATAATTCACCAACAGACGATTCTAATAAATTAAAGGATCCAGCTGGTGAAGGTTCATATGCAGCAAATTTAAAATCAGTAAAAGGTGTTATGGCTAAATCAGAAACCCCTAAAGCTCCAAAAATGGAAGAAGCAGAAACTGAAGAAGAAGTAGTTGCAGAAGACCAAACTTCAGAAGAGGAAGTAGTTGCTGAGGAAGAGGAAGTTACAGAACTTCCCGAAATCACTGATGAAGTAGACATCGATGACGATGTTAATGCACTTCTCGGTGGTCAGGAACTCTCCGAAGAGTTTAGAGAGAAAGCTAAGACAATTTTCGAGGCTGCTCTAAAGTCTAAAGTTACCGAACTTAGAGAAGCCATGGAAGCTCACTACGAAGCAAAGCTCGTAGAAGAGGTCGAAGGCATGAAAGACGAACTCATCGAGCGTGTTGACTCTTACTTAGAGTACGTCGCAGACGAGTGGTTACAAGAAAACGCACTACAAGTAGAGCGTGGAATTAGAACCGAAATGACTGAATCATTCCTCGCTGGAATGAGAGGTCTATTTGAAGAACATTATGTATCAATCCCTGAAGATAAATATGATGTCGTTGAGAATATGGTAGACAAACTTGACGAAATGGAATCAAAACTCAACGAGCAAATCGAAAAGAATATAGCTATCACTAAGAGTCTCTCCGAGGCAACAGGTGGTAACATCCTTTCCGATGTTTCTGAAGGCTTATCAAGTACTCAGAAGGAAAAGCTCGCTTCACTTGCCGAAGGTGTTGAGTTTGAAAGTGAAGAATCTTATAAGGAAAAGCTTGAGACTCTAAAAGAGTCATACTTCAAGACTGCTCCAAAAAGAAGTGACTCGGAAGTGTTAAACGAACAGGCTGCAACACCAGATGTTTCTGGTAGTATGGCGGCATACATCCAGGCACTATCCCATGCCACTAAAAAGTGAATCTCAACTTGTTAATTAATCAAACGTAAACTTATTAGGTAAAACGCAAATGTTCAACAATGCAGAACAATTGCAAGAGAAGTGGAAGCCCCTTCTAGAACATGATGGAATTGATGCTATCAAGGACAATCATCGTAAAGCGGTTACTGCTGTCTTGCTTGAGAACCAAGAAAGATTTTTAACAGAGGAAAGAGCATTCCTCTCAGAAGCCCCAACAGTGAATACAAATACTGGCTCTAGTGCTGGTTTCTCTGGTGGTGCAACAGCAACTGGCCCTGTTGCTGGTTTTGACCCTGTTCTAATCTCATTGATTAGAAGATCTATGCCTAACTTGGTGGCATATGACCTTGCTGGTGTTCAACCAATGAACGCTCCAACAGGACTTATTTTCGCAATGAGATCCAGATTTGTTGATGGCACAAATGCTAACAACATGCTTGGAACAGAGGCATTATTCAACGAACCAGATTCAGCATTCTCTGGACAGAACCAAGAGAACGATCTTACAGACGGATTTACATCTGTTACAACTGGTTTAGGTACAACTGCTCAGTCAGGTACTAACCCAGGCGCTCTTAACCCTTCAACAAACGCAACTCAAGTTGCTTATGATGTTGGTCAAGGTATGCGTACAGATGACTCTGAAGATCTTGGAGAATCTGGAAAGACTTTCAACGAGATGGCTTTCTCAATCGAGAAAGTTACTGTGACTGCAAAGTCAAGAGCTCTAAAGGCACAGTACAGTTTAGAATTAGCTCAAGACCTTAAGGCAATCCACGGATTGAACGCTGAGGCTGAGTTAGCAAACATTCTATCAACTGAAATTCTTGCTGAAATCAACAGAGAAGTTATCAGAACAATCTACAAAACTGCTGAGACTGGTGCTCAGGTTAACGTAGCATCTGCTGGTACATTCAACTTAGACGTTGACTCAAATGGTAGATGGTCTGTTGAGAAGTTCAAAGGACTTCTATTCCAGATCGAAAGAGATGCAAACGCTATTGCACAAAGAACTCGTCGTGGAAAGGGTAACATCATCCTTTGCTCTGCTGACGTTGCTTCTGCACTAACAATGGCTGGTGTTCTAGATTACACCCCTGCACTTAACGCTAACTTAAACGTAGACGACACAGGTAATACATTTGCTGGTGTTATCAACGGTAAGTATAGAGTTTACATCGATCCATTTGCTGCTAACAGTGCTGCAACTCAGTACTATGTTATCGGTTACAAAGGTACTTCACCTTACGATGCTGGTCTATTCTATTGTCCTTACGTTCCACTACAGATGGTTAGAGCCGTTGGTCAGGATACATTCCAACCAAAAATTGGCTTTAAGACTCGTTACGGAATGGTTGAGAACCCATTCTCACAAGGTACAACACAAGGATCAGGAACACTTACTGTTAACGC